CAAGTGCGGCAGACGATTTAGAAGTGTCTGCATTTATAGAAGAATATCCTGACCCAATGAGGTAAACATGTCAATTACGACTGCAATGACAACATCTTTCAAACAAGAGTTACTTCAAGGCTTACATGATCTTGATGGACACACTCTTAAACTAGCTCTAATTAAATCAGGCGAATCAGGAACATTTGGAGCTGCTTCCACAAATTTTTCAAACATAACAGACACATCAGATGAAGCATCAGGTACAGGGTACTCTAGTGGTGGTGCAACTTTGAGTAGTGTTTTAATAGACACAAGTGGTACAACTGCTTTTGTAGATTTTGCAGATGTTAGCTTTAGTAACTCTACTATATCTGCAGCAGGTGCAATGATATATAATTCAAGTGCAGGTAATAGGGCAATAGCAGTAATTAGTTTTGGTGGAACAGTAGCATCTACGGCAGGTACATTTACAGTAGCTATGCCAACAGCAGATGCAAGTGATGCAATTATAAGGTTAGCATAAGTATGGCTCTTGAAGTACATGACAGAGTAAAAGAAACTACTACTACTACAGGAAGCTCTGATGCGTATGCTTTAGGTGGTGCAGTAACAGGTTTTGAAACCTTTGGCTCACACTTAGGTAACACTGATACAACTTACTATGTATGTACTGACGGCACAAACTTTGAAGTTGGTATAGGTACATATAACACTTCTGCAAATACATTAACAAGAACAACTATACTTGCAAGTTCTAATTCAGGCAATGATAATGCTCATAGTTGGGCAGCAGGAACAAAAGAAATATTTATAACATATCCATCTAGTAAGGCTGTGTTTAAAGATGCAAGCGATAATATAAATGGAACATTTGTAGGTAATATCACAGGTAATGTTACAGGTAATGCAGACACAGCTACAGTAGCAACGACTGTAACGATTACAGATAATGAAAGCACAAGTGAAGATAATGCCGTTGTATTTACAGCAGGTGGTGATGTAGATGGTGGTAATCTTGGATTAGAAAGTGACGGAGATTTAACTTATAATCCAAGCACAGGAAGACTAACAGCAACACAATTAGCAGGTACATTACAAACTGCAGCACAAACAAACATTACATCTGTTGGAACTTTATCAAGTCTTACGACATCTGGCGACATAACTGTGGGTGATGATCTTACAGTTAATGGTGGTCTAATAGATTTAAAAACAAATAGTGGCTCAGTTGCACAACTTAAATTCTATTGTGAATCTGGCAATGCTCACGCACAAACACTACAAGCACAACCACACTCTGCAAGTGCTTCAGATGTTTTAACATTGCCTACAGGTGGTAACTCTACATTAGTATCTCGTATATCTACAGACACCCTTACAAACAAAAGTATAGATTCTGACAACAATACTATAACAAACATTGTTAATGCTGATATAAAATCTAGTGCAGCGATTGCAAATTCTAAACTAGCTAACTCTAGTATAACTGTAGCAGATGGTTCTAGTTCAACTGCTGTAGCGTTAGGTGGAACAATTACATTTGCAGGAACAAGTAATGAAGTTGAGGTTGGAGAGAGTTCAGGAACAATAACAGTTGGACTACCTAATAACGTAACCATAGCAGGTAATCTTACAGTTAATGGTACTACAACTACCATAGACACAACTAACACACTTGTCAAAGACAGCTTACTAGGTTTAAACAATGGTGCATCTTCTAACTCTAATGATAGTGGTATCATTATAGAAAGAGGTTCAACAGGTAACGATGCTCTATTAATATGGGATGAGTCTGCTGACAAATGGGCATTAGGTACAACTACAGATAATGCTAGTAGTACAGGCAACCTTAATATGACAACAGGTACGTTGGTTGCTAATATAGAAGGTAATGTTACAGGTGCTGTAACAGGTAATGCAGACACAGCTACAGCATTAGTCACAGGCAGAACCATTGGAATGACAGGAGATGTTGTTTGGACATCTGCTAGTTTTGATGGATCAGGTAATGTAACAGGCAGTGCAACAATACAGTCAAGTGCTGTAGAAACATCAATGATTAATGCTGATGCCGTAACAGGTGCAAAGATAGCTGATGATGCTATTGACTCAGAACATTATACTGATGGTTCTATAGACACAGCCCACATTGCAGCAGACGCAATAACTGGAGCAAAGATAGCTGATGATGCTATTAATTCTGAACACTATACAGATGGCTCTATAGATACAGCCCATATTGCAGATGACCAAGTAACACAGGCAAAGATAGCAGATGACGCTGTGGGTGCAGCTCAGTTAGCATCTAATGCTGTAGTCAATGCAAGTGTAGCATCAGGAGCGGCTATTGATGCAACTAAAATACATGATGGTACAATATCAAATACAGAGTTTGGACATTTAAATAGTGTATCATCTAACATACAAACACAGTTAGACGCAAAAGCATCAGCAGGTTTTGCTCTAGCAATGGCAATTTGTTTATAGGAAAATATTATGGCACAAGATTTTAGAAACCAATTTAACGCTGACATACCAACGGCTTATCATGCATCTAATTCTGTATTATGGACAGGTGGAGATTTTGATGCAGTTATAAGTATTAGGTTAGCTAACATAACTACCTCGCAGGTAACAGTAGATGTTTTTATAAGAAATAGTAGTGTAGACTATTATCTAATTAAAAACGCACCAATACCAGCAGGTTCTAGTTTAGAACTTATTGACTCAGGATCAAAGATTGTTTTAAAGAATGGAGATGTGCTACATGCAATTTGTAGTGCTGCATCTTCTGTAGATGCTGTTGTCTCTGTTGTAGATACAATTAGTGCATAAGGAGTAAACATGCCATACATAGGTAAAGATGTAGCAACAGCATATCAAAGTACAACAGCCGTACAAAGATTTAATGGTGACGGAAGTGATACAACATTTACATTAACGACAGCCGTTAGTTCTGTACAAGACGTTCTTGTATCTGTAGATGGTGTTGTACAGGATACTGCAGCTTATACAATACCTGATGGTACAACTCTAACATTTACTGCTGCACCTTCAAGTGGCACAGGAAATATATTCGTAAACTACCTAGCTCCTCAAGCATCAACAATAACACCTGCTGCTGAGAACAAAGGTAACTTTAAAGGTGGTGGGTTGTTCAGAACAAATGCTCAGTCATTAACAGCAGATATAACAATACTTGCTACAGAGAACGCTAACGTCACTGGTCCTTTTACAGTCGCAAGTGGAGTAACACTTACGATTGAGTCAGGTGGAACATTGGTGACATTATGAGTACATTACTAGCAGATACAATTAGAAAAACTGGTGGTACAGCAGGAGTAGACATAAGAGTTAAAAATACCTCTGTGTATGAAACAGACAACAGCACTAGCAATACACAAAATCTTGTGCAAAGCTTAGTAAAAACTTGGTTTACTGCAACAAATGATAGTGGAGATGCTATTTTTAATGATTCATTTAATTGTAGTTCTACAACAGATGTTGCAGGTGGTAATTATACAATAGCATTTACTAATAACTTTGGAGGAAACAAAATATATACAGTATCTGGTTGTATGGGTCATGCATCAGATGTTACTGACCATGTTTACAATGTTCAACCAAAACAAGATGATGATGTAACATCAAGTAGTGTAGAACTTATAACAGTATACGCTTCATCTAATACATCAGGAATGGCTGATTATTCGTATTTTAATGCAATAATGTGTGGAGACTTAGCATGAGTACAGCTAAAGTTAACACTCTTACAGGCACAACCACAGCAGGTTCAATTGCCGTAACAGGTGAAGGTAATTCTACTACGACTAATCTGCAACAAGGGTTGTTAAAAGCTTGGGTTGATATACCTGCTGATGGAGCATCTCTCAATGACAGTTTTAATATTGGCAGTTCAACAGACTCTGGTACAGGAGATAGAAGAGTAGCTTATACAAATAATATGGCTACTGCAAATTATGCTATCACAACAGGTGCAGATGATGTAAGTTCCTCTACTTCTTTTTTACTAGTAGATATATCAACTGGCACTCAAGCAACAACAGGTTTTGATTCTGAAGTATATTATGGTTCATCAGTAGCAAATAGAGGAAATTATGATGCAGAATCTTATTATATGACAGCAGGAGATTTAGCATAATGGCTTTTGGTAATTTAAAATTTGATACGCTGACAACTTCTGATTCAACAAATACAAATACAGAAAAATCTGTAGACACAAGTGTACTGTTTAATGGTTCAGCTAAACATTGGGTAATGTTTCAAGGAACAGATACTTTTGCAACTAGAGATAGCTATAATCAATCTACTTTAGTTGATGATGGAACAGCCGTGCATACAACTAATTACACTTCTAATTTTGTTAATGATGATTATGCTAGTAGTCTTTCATTAGGACATACAAATATGAGTAGTGGTTGGGGTAGTATAGAAGAAACTAATACAGCTAGAACAACATCTTCTTTGCAAGTAACTCAATATAATGGAGATTTTGCTGTTAATAGTATTATTTTACACGGAGATTTAGCATGAAGACACCAGAGTTCCAAGGAACACATTTATGGGAACGATTGCATTGGGCGAAAGAGAACCTAGAGAAAGTGCAATCAGATATACGAGTAGTATACGAAGACCCAGAGGATATGGACAATCCTGCAAAGATATTAGTTCCTGACCCTAATTGGATGGCTTGTGCATTACAGGGTGGCATATTACCACCTGTTGAAGTCTATTGGGAATTAGCAAAGGATGAAGCACAACCTGATTTTGAAAAACACACGAGAGGGTATTTATTGCATAACACTAAACCTGTTGATGCAATGACAGAAGAACAAGCAATAGAGTACCTAATCAAGAAAGATATTCCACAACACGTATGGAGTACGTGGAATGAAGGTAATAAACCAAAGATGGTTATATGCCGTACACATCAACTGCCTGAACATCGTCAATGGCGAAACGCATGGCAAATAACCGATGATATAGAACTAGCAGCATAAAGGAGAAAAATATGACAAGTTTTATCGTAGATAAGGATGGCAAATCAATTGATGCATCAACTGTTTCATCAAAGCCATCTGACCGACATTTTAGAAATGCTTGGGCAATTTCTGGTAATGTTATTGCTGAAGATATGACTAAGGCTAAAGAAATATTTAAAGCAAAAATAAGGGAAGTAAGAAGCCCTTTATTAGAAGCTGAAGACGTAGTGTTTATGAAAGCATTAGAAGCTGACGATAGCTCTGCACAAACAGCCTCAAAGAATAAGAAGACAGCATTGAGAGATGCTCCAGCGGCAAGTGCAATTAGTAATGCAGATACGATTACAAAGCTAAAAGCAGCATGGGATACATCTGTATTAGGTACAAGTCCTTACGCATAAGGAGTAAAGTATGGCTTTAACTAAGATAACAGGGCAAGGATTAGGAACTTTAAAAACTCTTGCAGGAAGTACAACATTTAATATAGATAGTGCTGGTCATGTAACCAAGCCATTGCAACCATCG